CTACACAGAGGTTTGGCTCAGAGATCTTTCCAGAGAGCCTGGGCATTGTCAGAAGACATTACAGTTAAGGATGTAAAATTTGCAGATGGACTTCTCACAATTAAACTGGGCAAAGTGATACCAAAACATCACGCACGAAAAGATTACCTATAAATATTATTAGTTTGAGATGGATCAACCCTCCCTACGGAGGGTTTTTTATTATGGATATAAGTAAACTCAAGTATAATAAATTGCCTGGTTTGACCTCTGCGTTTGAACCTGTGATATATGATTGTCCATATCAAGATAAGATTGCAGATCCTTTATTACAATGGATATATGATAGGGCAAATGTAAGAGTCAATGGTGGAGCATTAAAGACAAAGTTTTATACAGGAAATGATAGAGATACACCAGAACATACCATATTAATTGATTGGATAGAGAGTTTGGTAGTAGAAGCAGTGCAAGGAATGTCTAGGTGGACTAACTCTGCATACAATGAAAGTCCTGATTCTTCCAAAAGATTTAAGCTTGCTGATTATTGGGGAATGTATTATGATCAAGGAGGTGGTGCAGTGCTGCATAATCACTGGCCATATCCTATATCATTTGGATACTATCTAAAGACACCAGAAGGTAGTTCACCACTTATAATAGACGGAGAATCTATTCAAGTCACAGAAGGCAGACTCATTTTGTTCGCTGGACACCAATCACATGAGGTTCCAGAGTGTGAAATAAGCGGAAGATGTATGATTGCAGGGAATATTTCGTATAAAGGTGTAACAGACTGGTAAATGTAGGGATCTCCTGACAATAAATATTGTTACAGGAGGTAAAGAAAAATGCTAAACATCAAGTTTACATTGGAACATCCAGAAGTTCCAGAGTTTGATCCAGAAATTCACGATCCAGATGAGGTGTTTGCACTTCTCTGCTACCGAGGAATTCATTACGCCAAGTGGTGTCATATCAAAATACTTTTTCAATAATACACAGGGGGTTGACAAACCTCCTTTTTTATGTCAATATATAAATGTGTCTGATCAGCACATCGGGAGTGACTGAATAAACTTACTGGCATATAGCTGGTTAAGGTGATGCGACAGGGGTGGTGCCCGCTGCTGGGAACAGTAGAATCGATTTACCAATCGGGTCGTAGGCTGAGGTGTATTTCTAAACTGTAGAAATGCCCGCCTCTTGTTGGTACACAGGAGCCCAACCTCCCACATGCGGATGTCGTATAAAAGTATTACGACAGGTTTCCAACTTGTAGACGGTGGTGCAATACCATCCATCCGCTTTGCAAACTATATACTGATGCAATGTCGATAAAATTAGTTCTACTTAAATCTAACGAAGAAGTTATTGCAGATGTAAAAGAACTTGTAGATGAAAATGATAAACCTATCTTTATAGTTCTTGAAAATCCTTACTGCTGTAAGTTGATTGAAGACCCTGTACTTCTCACTGAGGGTGCAGAAGAAACAGAATCAAAGTATAGCGTACAATACTATCCTTGGATGCCTTTATCTGATGATAAAAAGATATCTATTGATCCTAGTTGGGTTGTTGCGATAGTAGAACCAAAACCAATGGTTAAACAATCCTATGAGGCAAGATTTAATGGAACAGGAAGTAAAGATTCTAGTATTAGTTAATGGAGATATCCTGATCTCAGGAGTAGAAGAAGTTCCCGCTTTAGATATTGGTGATCCTAATTGTAAGATGATATCACCATACAAAATAGAAGGCAAAGAAATGTCACCATATTTAAGTAATGTCACAGATGACGTTGAAATTATGATATGTTCTGATAAAATACTTACATTGGTTGAACCACACAAATCATTAGTGGATTCATATTTGAAACTAGCTACAGCATGAAGTTCTACACAAATGTTTTCCAGATCGGCAACAGTATGTTGGTCAGAGGATATGACAATGGAAGACATTTTGAGGATAGAGAGGAGTTCCATCCTACCTTTTATGTGCCTACAAAGAAAAGAAGTAAGTGGAAGACTCTTGATGGACAAAGAGTTGAAGCAGTAAAACCAGGCACTATCAAAGATTGCAGAGAGTTTATTGATAAGTATTCTGCTGTACAAAATTTTAGCATCTATGGTAATGAAAGGTATGTTCATCAATATATCTCTGAGAACTACCCTGAGAATGAGATCAAGTTTGATCTAAACAAAATTAAATTAATTACTATTGACATTGAGGTTGCTGCAGAGAGTGGTTTCCCTGATGTCTTTAATTGTGCAGAAGAATTATTACTAATTACAATACAAGATTATAATACCAAGAAGATTATTACATTTGGATCTAGACCTTATACTACTAATCCAAACAAAAAGAATTATCGATATATTGATTGCCATAATGAAGAGGGATTGATTCTCACATTCCTAGATTGGTGGCAGAAAAACATGCCAGAAGTTATCACAGGTTGGAACTGTGAACTATATGATATCCCTTATCTTGTGGGTAGGGTAGATCGTATCATGGGTGAGAAAATGACTAAGAAGTTCTCTCCTTGGGGTATCGTAAGGAGGAATGAAATTCACATCCAAGGTAGATTGAATATTCAATATGACCTTGCAGGCATCTCTGTAATTGATTACCTCGATCTATACAAGAAGTCCCCTGCAACTTCTAATCAAGAGAGCTTCAAGTTGGATCATATTGCCATGATGGAGTTAGGAGAAAAGAAATTAGATCACAGTGAGTATGATACATTCCGTGAGTTCTATACTAAGAACTGGCAGAAGTTTGTAGATTACAACATTGTTGACGTAGAACTTGTAGATAAACTTGAGGATAAGTTGAAACTTATTGATTTATGTTGTACTCGTGCCTATGATGCAAAGATAAATTTCACTGATGTTGCTTTCCAAGTTCGGACATGGGATGCGATTATCTACAATTATCTTAAGAAGAAAAACATTGTAATCCCACAGAAAGATCGTAATAAGAAAGACGAGAAGTATGCTGGTGCGTATGTGAAAGAACCTAAGCCTGGAAAGTATGATTGGGTGGTGTCCTTTGACTTGAACTCACTGTATCCACACCTTATCATGCAGTACAATATCTCACCAGAGACACTACAAGAGAAGAAACATCCTAGTGCTAGTGTAGAAAGATTATTGAATCAGGAAGATACATTTGAATTGTATAAGGACTTTGCTGTGTGTGCCAATGGTGCAATGTACAGTAAGGATAAGAAGGGATTTTTACCTGAGTTGATGGAAAAGATGTACAACGAACGTGTCATCTTCAAGAAAAGGATGATCAAAGCAAAGAAAGCCTATGAGAAGACCCCAACTAAAGAACTTGAAAAAGAGATTGCACGTTGTAACAACGTCCAGATGTCTAAGAAAATTGCCCTTAACAGTGCTTATGGTGCTATTGGCAATCAATATTTTCGCTATTACAAACTTGCGAACGCAGAGGCCATCACTCTATCTGGACAAGTATCAATCAGATGGATTGAAAACAAAATCAATCAAAAGATGAACACTATTCTAAAAACGGAGGATAAAGATTATGTTATTGCTAGTGATACTGATTCTATCTATTTGCATATGGGTGACTTGGTTGAAGCTGTATACAAAGGGAGAGAAACGACTACTGAAGGCATCGTTTCGTTCCTTAATAAGGTGTGTGAAGTGGAACTCGAGCCTTATATTGAGAGTTCTTACCAAGAACTGGCCGAATACGTCAACGCCTACGACCAAAAAATGATTATGAAAAGGGAGAACATTGCCGATAGAGGTATATGGACTGCCAAGAAAAGATATATTCTAAACGTTTGGGATAGTGAGGGTGTTAGATATGAAGAAGCCAAGTTGAAGATCATGGGTATTGAAGCGATCAAAACTTCTACCCCTGCTCCATGTAGAAAGATGTTGAAAGATGCGTTTAAGATATTGATGTCGGGTACGGAAGAAGAGTGTATAGAATATATTGAGAGATGTAGAAAAGAATTCAAATCATTACCACCAGAAGAAGTATCATTTCCTCGTACTGCTTCTAACGTAGAGAAGTGGCACTCCTCTGCTGATCTATATGGCAAGGGATGTCCTATTCATATTAGAGGTGCAATCTTATATAATCATTGGACAAAGAAGAAAGAGATAGATCATAAGTATGCCACCATACAGAATGGTGAGAAAATTAAATTCTGTTACCTCAAGACACCTAACTGGATGCACGAAAATGTTATATCTTTTATTCAAGATTTTCCTACAGAACTTGACCTAGATAAACATGTAGACTACGACTTACAGTTTAGTAAGGCGTTTCTAGATCCTATAAAGGT